CAAAGGGTAACAGGCTATCTTCCCGCAGAAAATGGGTTAAAGCGTAGAATATTAGACGCAGCTATTTAGAATCTCAAACGCCCCTTCGCCAACCAAAAATCCCAGGAACCCTGCGGGTGCCTGGGATAACAGGGTCTACGGGAGATACAACGAATATCAAGCCCCGATCACGCCGCCATCGTCACGGGTGATCATCATGACGGTGGAGCGAGGTATGCTGTTGCCACCATTGGGGAAGTGGGATGGAGCGCCGTCTTCGCCGGGATGCTGTACCCCAACAAACATGGTTTTATAATCGGGAGAAAAGGTTAACCCGGTCATCTCGCAGGCGACGGGGCCGGTCAGGAAGCGTTTGACCTCCCCGCTCATCGGATCGCCGCACAGCATTTGGTTATTGCCCTGTCCGGCAAAGTCCCCTTGGTTGGAGTAGTTGCCATCAGTTTGGATCCACAGGCGACCCGCTTTATCGAACCCAATGCCGTCAGGGCTGTTAAACATATTTTCGGCAGAGATATTGTGGCTGCCGGCATAGGGAGTGCCCGGATGCACCGTTGGGTTTCCGGCGAGCAGATAGAGATCCCAGGCGAACAGTTCACTGGTGTGATCGCCGTCGGCAGGCATCCAGCGGACTATCTGCCCATAATGGTTGGTGGCACGTGGGTTGGGGCCGCCGACGGGTTGCCCTGCTTTACCGCGGTTTTTGTTGTTTGTCAGGGTGCAGAATACGTGTTGGTTGTTGGGGTGTATGGCGACCCACTCTGGGCGATCCATGGTTGTCGCACCGACCTGTGTGGCAGCGCGGCGGGCAAAGATCAGGACTTCACCTTGGTCGTGAAAACCGTTTTCCGGGGTCAGGCCATTCTGGCCGAAGGTGAGTGCAATCCAGCGGCCGGTGCCTTTGAGTTCGTTTTCATCCATGTCGAATTGGGCGACATATAACGTGCCATTGTCCAGCAGGCTGCGGTTGGCGGCGTCGTTGCCCGGTTGGTAGCGCTCGTGTGATACAAATCTGTATAGGTGCTCGCCGCGTTCGTCATCGCCAAGGTATATCACGACACGGCCGTCTTTATTGAGGGTTAGCGCAGCGTTTTCATGTTTAAAGCGGCCCAGAGCGGTGCGCTTTTGCGGCACTGATTGCGGATTGTGAGGATCGATTTCCACAACCCAGCCAAAGCGATTGGGCTCCTGCGGGTTTTGGGTAACATCAAAGCGAGCATCATGTTGATGCCACAGATAAATGCTGGGGACGGCGGCGATTCCGTAGCGGGTATGGTCGGCGGTAACATTACCCTGCCTATCGGAACCGAAGAAGTCATTGAAGTTTTCTTCGCACGTCAGGTAGGTCCCCCACGGGGTTTGACCGTTGGCGCAGTTATTACATGTTCCTAGCACATAAAGCCCGGTGGGGTCATCCTGAGTTTTAAGTAAATCGTGCCCCGCCGCCGGGCCGGTCATGATAATTTTGGTATATGCCGTGATACGGCGATTACGCAAACCCTCACGATCTATGGCCCACTGGCCGTTTTTGCGTACGATTTCAACCGTGGTTACCCCAACCGCCGCCTGGGCCTTGCGCACATCTTCTGCGCTCATCGCTTTACCCTGATGTTCGAAGAGATATTCGTAGTTGGTGTATTCATTATTAATGGCCAGAACGGCGCGATCATCGCCGATGGGGAAGAAACTCATCCCATCGGTATTGTCACCAAACTGGCGCTCTTGTGCTGTGGCATCCTGAGCTCCCGGCTGAGAGAACTCCGGTGCATCCGCAAAAATAGGATCGCCCCATGAGATCAGCGGCGTGGCGCGGTAGCCGGGCGGGACAATGATGCTGTCTGCGACAGAGGCGGTAATGGAAGTAAAGTTCAAGAGAGAGGATTGCGTAAGCGCCGCAACGGCGTTAGCGACAGGGTTTAGGGCTAAAAAAGCACCGGCGCTGGCGGCGGCGCTGCTCGCCAAAAAATGGCGGCGTGAAAGCCGGGCGGTAATCATTTCACTAAATTGAGAGTCTTGCTGGTCATCTTTACACATTGACATGCTCCTTTACTGTTTTCATCGCCTTCCTGCGCAACTGCCAGGGAATATAAATGTTACGCAAGGATAGCCTGTTCAGATGACAGTAAAATGAATTTTATATTGCTATACATTCATCCTATCTATTGATTCACTAATAACTAATAAGATCAGAAGAATAAACCCAACTAATTATGCTAAGCTAATCTGTATATTTGCTCTTTTCCACAGCGGTTTTTATTAATTTAATAGATATACAGCGTTGTTGAATAAATCGAACTTTTACTGAATATGACGTGGAAAGACCAGCCGACTTCCGCTAACCGTATCGCACTTCTCAGCTTTGGCGCCGATATAGACCACTGCAACTTGCTCAGACATGTTCACGCCTAAAAGAGAAAGGCCCCGCAGGGCCCGTTGACGTAATAGCCGATCACGCTATAGCGCACCAGCACACTCAGCCTTCCGCTCACCGCCCCGCTCGCGACATTCAACACCAGCGACCCACCCTGCTCACGTATGGTCAATGGCGCCACGGGATAAACGCCCGATACCCTCTCCGTTAGGGGCAGACTCAATAGCTCAATATCGAGTAAGGAGGGAGACTGGATAGCGAACGTCAGCGTTTTCTCTGCGCTGAGTTCGCTGCCGCAGATCTGCAGCGCATTAATACGCATACCCGGCGGGAGCTCAAACAGTCGGATCTGGTCGTCTTTCACCAGATTATCCAACGTCACCGCACTCTCGGAAATCCGCACGGACCTTATCCAACTGCTCGGTGCTGATCTGCGTCTCTTCCGGGAGGGTGACCGGCTGCATCCCTGCCCGGCTCACCTGCTGCTGCAACAAGGCCAGAGTACGCCTCAGCGCCGCGTTCTCCTCGGCAGCGGACTGCGCCGACTGTGCGCTGCGGCGCGCCTGCTCCCTGGCAGCCTGCAGTACATCGTAGGGAATATGGTGTACGCCATCCTTACCCAGTACCACTTTAGCGGCGGGATCGGTGACCGCAGCGTCCTGCGGCTCTTCTCCAGCTGGCGATGCCAATGCAGCCTCAGGCGGCACATCCCCTGCGGACGCTGGCGTGTCCGGTGCGATCGCCGGTTCCGGATCGCCCTCGCCCGCGGACACGTCCTCCTCATTGCTACCGGCCTGCGCCAGCAGTGCCTCCAGCTCGTCCGGTGTCTTCCCGGCGATATCTGCATCATCGATGTCCATATTGCTCTCCTGCCTGTCTATTTGTCGGATAGATCCGAAACAGAAAAAGGCGTGTCGCTGCCCATGCGAAAAAGGGCTCTGCGATAACAGAGCCCTTTGCGACGTGTGCAACTCATTATTTTGAAAGGTGATGCTTAAAATGATGGTTTATCAGCAGGGCACTTGACATCCTCCCCGCCCTAAAGGACGGGGTTTTACGGCGCACTGAATAAAAAGCATGCTTAAAGGCACCTTTAAAGGTGTCTATAAAAACGCTATAGTGTATCTATCTGACAAGGAGAAGACATATGGCATACCAAATTCTCACGACCACCGCCGCCAGCATTACCGACCTGAAACGCAATCCAATGGGTACCATTGCTGAAGGTGACGGCAATGCCGTAGCAATCTTAAACCGCAATGAGCCGGCCTTTTACTGCGTTCCACCGGAACTCTACGCTTACTATCTGGAGCTGGCTGAAGATGCGGCACTTAATCGTATCGCCGATGAGCGTCTGGAGGACGCTGAGTTTGTCAGCGTAAATATCGATGACCTATAAACTGAGCTTTGAAAAGCGAGCCCTGAAAGAGTGGAAAAAACTGGCGCCGCCGATTCAAAGCCAGTTGAAAAAGAAACTGATCGAACGCCTGGAAAACCCACATGTTCCAGCAGCACGCTTAAGTGGGCGCGCTAACCGTTATAAAATAAAATTACGCTCTTCCGGTTACCGGTTAGTTTATGAAGTCAACGATAGCGAAATTATCCTGCTGGTGATCGCGATCGGTAAACGGGCCGATAACGAGGTGTACCAAGCGGCAGACAGTCGTTAGCCACCCAAAAACAAAAAAAACGCAAAAAGTGCGAGGCGGGTCATCGTTCGCAAATTAGCTCACTTTTTACCCTAATGCAATGGCAGCGCGGCAATCTGCTGCTCAATAAGGGTTAACAACTGCTGACGGGCCACCTGAGCATCCTGCTGCATTCCCTGCAAAATCTGCCCTGTTTCCGCCTGTGTTTTCATATCATGGAAGCGCTGCCCCTCGGCCTGTGCCTGCTCACGCTGCGCCGACGCCGCCGCACGCTGGGCTTCGGCCTCCAGTTTACCCACCTTGGCCTCCAGTTCGCGCATCGCCAGCGCCAGCTGTTGCTGCTCCACCTGCTGCTGCTGGGCGGCCGCCACCTGCTCCTCCGGCGTCATCTCATCGGCTGACTTGGCCATGCCCACCGCCTGACGGATCCGCTCGACAAACTCGCTCTTATTGGGAATATCCAGCAGCGAAATCCACAGATCCAGCACCGCCGCCTGCACCTGCGGCGGCAGACCAGCCACCACCTGCCCCAGCCGCTCCGCCAGCTGAGAACGGTAGGCTGGCGTCTGCTGGATCGGCGCCAGCGCAATATGGGCGCGCAGACGGGCAATATCATTACCCATACCGTCGCGCCCCTCAACATTGATCGCCACGCTTTTCCGCCGGCGCGCATCGTCACGGTTCACGACAATGGTGTGGTTACGCACCTGTGCCAAATCCTCCAACAGATAGCCCAACAGCAGCTGCCCGACCTGCTGGCAGGCGAACTGATAGTTGTCATTCAGCTCGGCCAGGGTGGTCGCCCCCTGCTCGACCAGATTACTGATGGCCACGCCGGAGGTGGCGTTAGAGTTCTGCCCCAGAAAGGCGGAATAGACCCCCATGCCATCCTGGATCAGCTTCATGGAGTCCTGCATGACCTGAAACTGCTGCTGCGCCACCTGAAAGTCCTGCTGCACCTCCAGCGACTGGGCGATGGTGGTCTTATTGCGGCGATCGGGGTTCAGAATAATCAGTCCATCCGGCCGCGCCACCTCCTCCTGCACCTGCTGCCGACTCATATTCACCGCATCATCATCCATGATGACCCGCTTGGCGGTCAGTAAAAACGTCAGCTTAATCCGCCGGAAATTCACCTCGTCCTGCGCCGGTATCGCCCGGCTGACCAGACCATAGGGCGCCCCGTTGCGATCTTTGCGATAGCCCCAGAACGGGATCAGCGGAAACATCCCCTGCGGCGCCGTGCAGGGCCTATCCACCAACTGGTGCGGCCCCACAAACCAGGCCTCGCGGATACGGCTGCTGCGCGCCATCTGTACCTGCACTCTCCCCATCGCCAGTGCCGCGGCGTGCAGCGGGTTTTCAGCCTGATACTCAAGGGCGCGTCCGTTGGCCAACGTCATCACCGGCAACGTCACCCAGCTACGATAGTAAACCACCTGCAGCAGCACCCGCTGCCGATCGCTGCTCAACCACTCCAGCTCCCTGCGGCTGTACTGCTGATACTCCTCATAGGCCGCGACCAGATCGACATCCAGCCCCTCGGCCAGCCCGGTATCGATAAAACCGCGCCAATCCATACGGGCGCTGCCTTGGCGGGGAACGTGGCCAGCGCCTCGTCCAAATCCATCCAGCGGCGACGCAGCAGCCAGCGGCAGTCGCTCAGATCCGGCTCCCGGCTGTGCCAGTCCCAATACACCTCGTTGCAGTGTACCGTACCCGCCCTATAGCGCGGCCCAAAGATATTGTCGCTGCGCCGCACCTCCACCCATTCCAGCCCGGCTTTTAACATACCGGCATAGGCATCGCTGCGCGCCTTGCCCAGATTGGCCAGGCGACAGGCATCGGCGAACTCGGCATTCACCGCCTCGGCCAATGCCTCAAACTCCGGCTGCGGATCATCGGCTACCACCATCAGCTCGGTGCGGGTTTTGGCCTCCATGCCCAGCACGCCGTCTACCGTCGGCGCGATCAGGTTATGCATGGTCAACGGCTGACTGCGCTCCAGCAGCGTGGCAATCAGCTCCGGCGGCAGCTGCTCGCCGTCATAGTAGGCACAGGCCTTATTGGCCGCCGAACGCCAATCCGGCTGATGATGAATATCGGCCGTGATAGACAGCAGCTGAGCCAAGGTGAACTGGCCCTGACGATCGGGTGCCGTCGAAATATCCGGGGAAGAAAAGGGATCGGTCATCGGGTCATCCAGTGGGCTGGCTGATGTTTAATGGGCTCCGGCTGTCTGCGCGCCGGCATCCGGACGCGCATCTCCTGGGCCAAGGCATAGCTCATGACCTGATCGTCATAACAGCCCGCCTGGGCGCCCATCGCACCATTTTTGTCATAAACGTAGGTATTCATCTCGCTCACGCTGCCAATCCAGCGTAGTCCGTCCGCCGCCTCCCGCAGCAGGGTTTTCAGCCCCTCGATCAGGATAGGCTTGCTCTGGCGCGTGGTCAGCCACCCCAGCCGGCGGGTTTCATCATCGGTATCCTGGTTGAGGAATTGCTCGTTATACAGATAGCGCGGCGGATACAGCGCCCGCAGCTTCTGTAATACCGCATGGCCATGGTTATTACGCTCTACGCCGATATAGGCCATGCCGTACAGGCGGCCGACGTTATCCAACAGCATGGCAAACAGCTCGGCATCCAAATACCCCACCCAGTGCGCCACCTGCTCTCCGCTGCTCTGTTTCACCACATCCAGACTGCTGCGATCGCGCCGCTCCAGCCCCTCCGCCACATCGGCGCCAATGGCATACACCTCATCGGGATCGGGCAGCTCCCAGATCAGCAGATAATTGAGCAGCTGACGCTGCAGCACATCGCTGGCGCCCTGTCGCAACGCCTGCATCTTATTTTTACGCCCGGTCACCGGATCGATGTCGTAAACCAACGCGGGCGGCGCACAGCGCCCCTCTGCCTGCAGCATGGATGCCGAGGAAAAGACCCGGCGCCCGGAGGTCAGGAACGCCTCGCGCGGCGTAGAGGGAAACTCCTGCTTCATCTCCTGCTGCTGCTCAGCCTCTTTGCGCACGTACCACCATTTTTGCCGATCGCTTAAGCTGATCCGCATCGCCTGCTCAACGTCGGCAAAATAGTCCTGGTGATGACGGCTCAGCCGCAGCCCGCCCGGCGGCACCGCCACCGCATACTTGGGATCCTGCCACCAGGCATAGAAATGAAACTTATAGTCCTGCGACGAGAGCGGCAAACGGCTTTGCGCCATCTCCTGCGCCCGCAGGCTCATATCATAAAAATCGCCGCCTACCCCCTCCGCCGTGGACTCGATAAACACAATGCTGCCCTCGGCCACCGCGTTCAGCGACCCAGTACGCACCTCTTTCGCCTTCGCCGGATATTTGGCGCAAATTTTTCCATGCTCAGAAATATGCAACCGCTGTACCGTGCCCGAACGGAAAGAGGTGGCCACCATGATATTGGAGCCGTGCGCGAATTCGATGTAGCCCCCAGAGGCCCCGCCGTGACGCTTTACCGCATGAAAACAGCCCGCCAGCCACCCAGGCAGATGATCGAAAGGTACCTCGATTTTGGTACGGAAAATCTCTGCCGCCGCCTGCTTATCCTGCGCGACGATGCCGCACTTTACATTTTTGCTGAACAGCGCCTGATCCAGCAGGTACAGATCGATGGCGGTGGAAAATCCCAGCTGATGGGCTTTCAGGATCAGGTTTTTTTCGTGCATTTCCCGGAATAACTGGCGTTGAGCCGGCCGCATGCGAAACGGCACCAGTACCCCTTGCTCATTGACGACGTGATACAGGTTATCCAACCGCCACCAAGGATCGCTCAGATAGCCGTGGACCAACGCCTGCTGCTCCCGTTCACTCATCGCCGGACTCGGCATTCAGTCGCCCTCCCCGCTGGCTCACCTGGATCCGCTCAATCACCTCCCGCAGTGGCGTATCGGCATCGCTGCTCTCCGCCGTCAGTCGTTGCGTCTCCGCCCAACGCTTAGCGGTCGTCGCCTCGTTCAAGGCATTTACCCGTAAGGTTCGCTCCAACGATTCGATGCGCGCCGTATTACGTAAAATACCGCGCTCTGCCGCCCCGATATTGTCGCGCAAGTTCTGGCTCAGCTCCGGCTCAGCCTGCTCTAACTGCGTCATCCAGCGTCCGATATTCGTCGCCGCCGTCAAATTGGCCGCCCGCAACAGCAATAATTCGTCGTTCAGTTGCAGCAACTGCGCATCCTGCATAATGTCATCAGGCCACAGCATGCGGCGAGCATAGGCTCCATGAGTCACCGCCGCCGTATTGTGCGGCAGAAAAGGACGGATGGGCGGCGCGTGACGTGAGCCGCGAATTGGTTTTTCTCCGGAAGAAATCGCAGGATGCACACCTGCGTACCGCGTCACAGCACCCTGTCTAGGCTCACTTTTTATCGGTACGCATTTTTTTCTCTGTTTTTTCTGCGTACCTTTTTTGCCTCCCTGCGTACCTTTTTGCGTACTGTTTTTTTACCGCGTACCCAACCATGTTTTTTGGCCATTTTTCGAATGGCGCCTTCGGATACGAAGTACTGAGCCCCGATAGCCCGCAGGGAGAGCTCACCGTCCTGGAACGCCACTGCAATCGCCGCCCAGTCCGGTTTTGTCATGATGGTTATCCTAGCGATGACCGCACGGTCAGCATTTTTTTAGCACAGCCACAAAATACGCGTAAAACACAGCCCTCACTGCGCCCGCGACTGCGTCACGGCATCATAGAGCCGCTCACAGGCCAGGCCGGCGGCTCGGGCCCGGTCAGCATAGGCTGCCAACGCTGCATTGCGTTGGAGAGATTCGCCGAGCACGTCGGCAAACAGAAATCCGGTAGCGGCGCTTGCCGAGCTGGCTCCACCAACGGTGGAAACTCGGCAGGGGGAACGGTCTGCCAACTGCTGCCGCAATTGAGAAAGCGTACGCCGCAGGCGCTCAACATCAGCGGTAGAGCGAGCAGCATCGGCTTTAATCTGTTCCAGTTGTTGATCCGCATTCTGTTTCACCTTAATCATGGCCTGCCAGCGACGTTGCTCTTCAACCCGCTCGCCCCGCTCCCGGTTTGCCCTGGCGGTCTCCTCATCCCGGTTGCGCGTCTCCCACTTAAGCTGCCACGCCTGCTCAGCCAGGCGCTTACCGGCGGCATAACCGGCCGCATAGCGCCAGGTCGAGAGGCCCCATAAAGACAAAGCCACCAGCGAGATGATCGCCAGTGGCTTCCAGATATTGCTTAACATAGGTCACGCCCGGTCCTGTCTTTATACTCAGCCAAAAATTTGGCTGAATGCGCTTCAGCTTTTAAATTTCTATCCGCATTAATGTAAGAGACATCATACCAATGAGATGAGCACCTCTTGGTGAAAAAAGCCGTAACCTGACATGCTCCGATTCGTTGTTTTTATTGCTAACCGTCACTTTGGAGTGGTATTAAACAAAAGCCGTCACGAACCCAGGCGCCGCGCCATCCAGCGCTGAGACAGCCGGATCAACTCAGCCTTCCGCTGCGGGTAATCCATCCCCATATCCAGCAGAGTGATATTAGTACTTTCCAGATAAGACAGATGCTCTAACTGCTCGGCATTCATCGAATCGCGAGGATCCCCCACTACTCCATTCATGCCTGCCCATTGCTTCGCAGTAAGACCTCCCAGGACGATGCGGGAGATCATG